CTTGTTTTATGTTCGTATTCTGAATTGTTACTTTTAATTCTTGCAATTTCTGGGTTAATTTCATCTTTCAGTTTCTCTGTGGCTTCCTTAGCCCTGGCTGTTTCAGCATCAATTAATCCTTGCTTGAAGTCAGCATCTATAGATTGTTCACAAGTAGGGCAGTTATGCCCTAGTGATTCCAACTTAGTTAAAGCATTAGTACTACTTGCTATAATTCCCTTGAGGCTACCAGCCTCGGATTGAAGGTGATCATAAGAAAGAATCTCAGTAGCTTTAATATTATTAGCTTCAGATATATCAATACTACCCAGTATTTCTATAAACTTATTGTTGGCTGAAATTTTCTTATTTTTTTCCGAAATATTTTGCAATTCTATCGTTAAAAAACGGAGTTCTATCTCTTCTTCTTCCGTGTCGATTTCAACATTTAGAAGAGGAAGTATGGATGTGTCACTCAATTTATTTTCGGAAAGCCACTTTTCGATAGTAGCTATTTTTGCTTCTATACTTGTTAGAGTAGAAGCGGTCTGCTTTGCTTCTTCCTTGAACACTTCGAACAATTTAACATACTCTTCCAAATGTAATAAGTCAATTAAAAACTTCTTACGATTGGTGTCTGTAGCGGTTAAGAACTGCAAGCTGCTATTAGTGTTTTGATAAACTAACTGACTGAATGTCTTAAAGTCAATTCCTAGAATCTCTTGAATATTCTTGTAAGTATTCGTAGCTGTATGGCTAGAAATATCTTGACCATTTTCTTCTAGTTTTACTTTTACATTGACTTTTCTATTAATAGTTATTTCGTAAAGGTCATCTCCTTTTTCAAAAGACAAATATATATCATAACCATTACCTACGTAACGATTAGGTATATCTGCTTTTTTGATGCCTTTCGAGTTTTTATTAAATAGAGCTTCTTCGAGAATTAACGGAATGGACGACTTGCCCACTCCATTAGTTCCGACCATTTGAGTAAGAGTACTGTCATTTAAGTTTATCTCGTTGTTAGCTCCATAACTGAAGCAGTTATTCCATTTGAGATGTTTGAGAGTAATCATTAAATGTGCCTAGTATTCCAGTAATTTTTTCTTCGTTTATACCTAATATGTACTTTAGATACTCGGACAACTCTTCTTCAATGGACATATCCTTTTCCATGATAAGAGTAGCTTCAGTGTTTCTCTTTACTACTTTTTTATCGAGTAGATCAGAGTTTTTAATTGATGCCAATTCTTGTATATCGCCCTCTATCTCATAAATTGTATGGTCATATTCAGTTTCAACCATTTCTTCTGTAGAGGTAACTGTTTTACGGATTAATTGAGGTAGTCTGAACTCTTCCCATATCCAGTTCCAAGAATTTTCGTCAATTAGTAGATACCCCGTTGAGACTTTACTTCTATGAAATGAAGTCGTCATAGGACTACCTGGATATACAATATTTCTTTGTGTGTTAGAGTGAGAGTGTAGGTCTCCTGCAAATACTACTGGGAACTCAGATAAGTCATCCAAGTCAATCTCAGGTTTTACATGAGGAGGTATTTCGCCCCTAACATGAGTAAACAAAGGTTTCTTAGTATTAAAATGCTCTATAATACCTTTCTTGTGTAACTCAGTGTAAGGAAGTATTCCGAAGCCTAAATCTTTATCTATATAAGAAATATCGATTATTGTCACCAGAGGATTAATATCTCTACTAACTTGTTTTAATTGACTAAAGAAAGTTTTAGTTTTCTTTGTAGCTTCGTGATTACCGTCATAGATTATCGTTGGAATCTGTACTCCACGAATAAACGTGAAGTACAGTTCTAATTCTTCCATAGTCGGCAAACGATCAAATAAGTCCCCGCCTATAATGTGCATTGAACAGTCTTTTTCTATTTCTTTAATTTGCTCAAAGAATAAATGATATCTGTTCAATGCCCAAGGCACGGGAACATTCTTTTGACCTAGTTTAATGTGCCAATCTGCGGTGAATAAGATCATCCAATATCGAACTCAGCTTCTAAGCTCTCATCCATTTGCTCTTGAGATGGTCCGCGTAAGCGGTCGAGAAGCTCTTTCTGGGCATCTGGAGTTGGTCGAGTCATTACTTCGTCCATAGATTTAAGACCTTCGATAGCTGCAACTTCTGCCGCATCAAGAGCACGTGGCTTACACTTTAATACTTGTAATTGGTACTCTACGTTGTACGGAAGTGGCCCAGTCTTTACTCGCTTGAAACAAACGTCCCAGCCAGTAGCTACGTCTGTAGGGTCGCCTAAGTCTTCTGCAGCAGTAATAATTTGCTCCCACAGCTTTTTCTTAAGATTTACTACTTTTACTTTACCGTCAGCAGGATCGATACACTGCATCGCATAGCTCCAGCCACACTTGAGATCGGGATAATACTCGCGAACCCAATCTTTCTCTATGTTTGTGAAACGCTCAGCGTTACGGTCAAAAGACAAACACTCTAGTGGAATGTTTTTGCCGTTTTCACCTTCTATCCAGTAGACATAGCGAGCTAATACGTCGCCTACAAGACGCATCTTGTTGTCTCCGTCTCGGAATGAAAAAGTATCGATTGATGATTTTTGTGCTGCGCCTTTCTGTTGATTAAATGATATTGCCATTAGTTTATTTCCTCTTTAGTTGGGGCTTCTTCATATTTAAAATGTATTTTACGATCTTCAATATGAAATAGTCTGCTTTCGTATAGTGCTTCAAGGACTACATCTTCATCCGGTACATGAAGCAAGTCTAGGGTTGTGTCTTTCGTAGCTATCCAGTGCGGTAATTTGCGCAGTCCAGCTATCGAAAGGTATATCGCGATTTCTCGCGGGCTATAATGAAAGGAGTTATACAGTAGAACATCCGCATGAACTAAAAAACTTCTTCCACTAAAGTCTGTATTCCGATACTTGTATATCTTATCGTAGCGATTATTTGGAATCTTACTTTTTACAAGCATCTCAAATATGCGAAAACACTCTGTAGTAGAGCCGTTTGCCGCATCATATATCTTTTTCCAATTATATAAGAACATATTATACCGAAATTTTACCTATTTGTCAAGAACTATTTTTTATATCTGAGTAATCTTATAGCCCTGCTTCATATAATAGCCTACTCTGTTGGAAGCCTGTCTATTTGCAGTATTACCTTTCAGATGAATATCTATCACTACTGGGTCTCTCTTGCCTTCTTGTAGTCTGATCACTCGTCCTATTAATTGTGTCAATAGAGGCTCATTATTTATCGGAGTACCTAGTATTAGACAGCTTAGATTATTTACTGAGATACCTTCGGAGAAAATTGACTGAGTTCCGAACAAAATATTCTTATCCCCATACAAAATTCCGTCCACAAGCTTTTCTCTTTCCTCATGTTCGACCTCGCCCGTAACACAAACTGCTTTTTCTCCCGCCAGTTCGGCGCAACCTCTTAAAAAGCCTACTCTATCGCTTACTACCAAGACTTTGTGGCCTCTGGCTGCATATGCTGCCGCTAACATGGCAACAGAATGGCGATATTCTTCGTTGTTTGCTAAAGCAGTGACTCTGTTCGCCCAAGGAGTTCCTCCGTCCATAAAACGTATGTCTGACTTTACTATGTGTATAGTAGGAGTCATGAAGTTTTCTTTTGGCGGCTTGAATACCTTGGAGCTAAAGTAGTCGCGAAAAACTACGTGCTTTCCATCCTTTCTTTCAATTGTTCCTGACAGGCCTATTTTATATCTTGCATGGCTTATGTCCAAAATTCTGGAAAAAGTTGGGCTGCTTACATGGTGCATTTCGTCTAGTATAATTGTTCCAAATTCTTTTCGAAGTTTATCCATGTTTCGGTATAAAGTTTGCGTATTACCTATTACTATAGGTTTATCTAGTTCGAATCTCCCACTACCAACTATAGCAGGTTCAAAGCCATATACTTTCTTAACTTCTTTTGCCCACTGATTTCGTAGTGCAACTGTGTGAGTTACGATTAAAGTCTTCAGCCCTAGTTTTCCAGCTATGGCCAACCCCGTAAAGGTTTTGCCCCAGCTTACCCAAGCGTTAATAATAGCATTATCTTCTATTTCATCATAAACGATTTGCTGACTTTCCCTAAGATCAAATCTGAACTCAGGGAAGTCTGCTTCAATACTCAACCGCTTATCCACTATCTCATAATCTGCAGGTATTAGGTCAGTTCTACCAATAGGAATAGTAATTAATCCTTTTTTAATGATACCCATGTTCTTTATAATCTGAGGAGGCTCTTCAGGACTCCACGAAGGTATTTTATAGGTCAATTCTTTATCAATAGCATCCTGTAACTCAGGAGTACAATCCATAAATATCCTATTACTTAAAACTGCTTTGCTCATAAGCCTAAATCTGCTTTTGCGATAATGTATTTTTTAACGAAGTCACTTCGTACTATATCAGCAGCTTCAAAGTCTACTAAAGTAAACTCTCCCATTGCTTTCAATACTCGAATAAACTTTGTTAACCCGTTGTCGGAAAGATCTGCCTGTCTGAAGTCTCCACAAAATATAACTCGACAACCTTCACCCATGCGAGTTATAATTGAATCTAGCTCATGAAAAGACATATTTTGACACTCATCAATGAGTACAACTGCATCTCGTAATGTCACTCCTCTAATGAAAGAAGTTGTCATAAAGTGAACTAACCCTTTTGTTTTACAAATCTCGTAAGCATCGCCTCGTTGAAATAACTCTATACAAATGTCCTTATAAGGCTCTTCATATACTGAAGACTTTTCCTTTTCGTTGCCGGGCAAGAAACCAATATCTCTAGTTGGAACAGCACTACGGATTATAACTAGGCTACTGAACTCATTCTTTAATATATCGTCAAATGCTAGATAACAAGATATGAATGTTTTACCCGTTCCCGCTACTCCGTGCAATACTAGATGTTTATCACTTTCAAAAGCTTTAAGTTGATTTTTTGTAAGAGGCTCAATTTCTTGTAGCTGTAAATTTCCAGATGCTAATAGTCTATTTCTTTTTGCCATTTATATTTTCCTACGAGTGTCTTTCTGGTATGACTCAGAGTACTCGTATAATTCCCAAGGGAATCCGTGAAGATGCAATACCCCTGCCCAACGCATATCATCCGCAGGAGGTCTTGGTACGGTGAAGGGAGAATTGCAATTTCGTACATACACTAGTGTTGCAATATCTCTTCGTACTATCTTCGTTATTTTTAAGTATTTTAAGGTAACAAATAAAGTCTTCTGGTATATAAATGGAGTACCAGTAGAATCGATAAAAGTATTTTTTGGTTGTTTTATTACACCTACAATATTATTAACGGAACGATTAAGTTTCATCATAGTGAAAGGGCTTTGAAGTCTTCTCAACCCGAGAGTTTCTCCACGCATATTCTTATCATCTACAATTTCTCGATCTATAAACAGAAGACCGTCCTGTGTGCTCCAGTTAGAGTTTGGTAACTGGAACACAGGAAACTTAATCTTATTAATAGTTTTATAGGTTATTATCACAAATACTTGCCGTACTTAGTCTCGAACTTGCCCATTGAGTAGTCTTCGCCAATATCGAAATCACAACCTACAGGAGCGCCTGGTATGTAAATACCGCGATCCATCTGAATAAACTCCTGTAGCTTGCTACGATAGGCATCGACTTCTTCATCAGGAACTTCTGCAAGAATAGAGTCATGTACCAGTGCAAAGATTTTAGACTTCATACCTTTAGCATTGATATATGCTTCCATATCTATTGCACCCAACAAGTTAATGTCAGAAGCGGCAGACTGAACTAAAAAGTTTAGGCCTGAGCGTATTGTGTGGCTTTTGATGCCTTTGTCAGTCGAAGCTACGTTAGGCAGTCTACGCTTTCTTCCAAAGAAACTATAAATAAAGCCATTTTGCTCAATGTACTTTTCATTGTGATTAATCCAGCTCTTGAGCTTGTGAAAGCTCTTGAAGTAGTCATCAATAACTTCCTGAGCTTCTTGAGGGCTGAAGAAAGTGCCAGAACTCTTGGTAACTTCTTGACTAATCTTTCTAGCGCCAGCACCATACATAATACCGAAAGTTACAGCTTTAGCAGCTTGACGCTCTACAGAGTGTAGAGTGGCAACATCTTCAACATCACAAGGCAGCTTAAACACTGTTTTAGCGATTGTACTATGAAAATTACCTCCAGAGCGGAAGACTTCCATCAAGGCTTTATCTTCTGCAAGAACGGCAGCTACATATACTTCAGCAGTTGTTAAGTCCATTGCAACAATCTTATGTCCTGGGCGTGCTTTAATACAGCCCTTAACAATTGGATTATCTCGTGGCAACTGTTGCATATTGAGCTTACCACTAGAGCTTAGACGGCCAGAAGTAGTTCCGTGCAGATTAAAACCTGTACGAAGACAACTGTCACGGTCTAGCTGTGGAATAATCTTATCTAAGTAAGTATTCTTGATTTTTGATTTTTGACGAATATCTAGAATCAATCCTGGAACATCTGATTTCTCAGCAAGCTCACCTAGAACTTCCGCATCTGTCGAGTTTGCACCTGTGCCTGTTTTCTTGCCTGTAGGCTTTAGCCCTAGGAAGTCGAATAACAGACTACGAAGTTGCACTGTACTGTTAGGATTGAACTGCTTACCTTGAACTTCTTCAAATCGAGCAATGGCAGGATTTGTGTAAAGAGTTTTAACGGCTGCATCAATATCAGACTGCATTAATTCTTGAGCAACAAGAAGTCGAGTCCTGTCAAAAGGAACGCCGTTATCTTGTACATTTAGAAGAAAGCGAGTACCTGGTATAAGAATATTATCGTATACCCATAACAGTTTAGCATTTTGCTTGATCTTCTTGAACTTTTCGTATACTAGAAATGTAACTAAAGAGTCCATTGCAGCGTATACTTTCATAGTATCAAAAGGAATTAAGTCCCATGAGAACTGTTCCTTAAGAATGCCATGATTCTTGCGATACTCAGCTATCCACTCATACATAGGTTGTTCGTAGTCTCCATAAGGAGTATACTTCATAGCCAGTTGTTTGAGTCCATGAGTACCTGGGTTCTCGTCAATCAAGTAGTGTAGGAGCATAGTATCTTCAATCTGTGGAAAGTTGAAATTGAAGTGATACTGAAAGAATGCCAAGTCAAACTTAGCATTGTGAAAAATT